GGCGGGATGCGGTTGATGACGTGCGCCATCTCCGCTCCGGTTCCGGCGCCCACCACCGCCGGGTCCAGCCGGATCTCGCCCGAGCGCACCGCATCGAGCATCTTCGTCGCGTTGGTGTACGCGATGAACGCCGGGTGCGCGGCCGGGATGACCTTGCCCTTGAGGTAGTTCTTCCAGGCCCAGAAGGCAGCCAGGTCCAGGCACAGGTCGTGGAAGATGTCCGGCGGGACGGCCTGCGGGCTGCTGCTGTCATAGACGCTGCCCGCGTAGACGCTGATCCGGCTGCTGGCCGAGGTGAGCGCCTGGGTGAGCTGCACGTCGCTCAGCTGCGCGGGCGTGCCGACCCCGCTGTCCGTGCCGGACAGCACCTCCCGCAGGTCAGCCACCGTGGCATACAGCGTCGTCATGGCACCGCCCCCGCCAGCACCCAGGCGCTAAACCCGCCGAATCCCCAGGCCCACGCAGGCCCGTTGAAGATGTCAGAGCCCGCCATGGTGATCGCGGCGAAGAAGAAGCACACCGCTGCGATGAGCAGCAGCAGCCGCGAGACGTACCACGGTGAGCGCTGGGGAGCTGCTGGCTGTGTCATCCAGTCCCCGTTCCCAGTGGCTCGGTGGTGTCGGCGGTCCCGATGGCTGACAGATTGCCCGCGCCGTAGGCGGTCTCCAGCGAGCTTCCGGCCGGGATGTCCACGATGGTGCCCCTGGTCACGCCGAAGCTGCCGCCGTCCCAGGTGACGGTGATGTTCTTGTTGACCAGGCGCGGGTTGGCGGCCATGTCAGTTGGTCACCCCCGCGCCGAGCAGGGTGGCCCCGCCCATGTCATGCGCCGGGTACGGCAGCAGGGCCTGCGGGTTGTACCCGGCGAACTCGGCCAGCGTGTTGTACGCCGAGTAGCCCGGCGCGTAGCTGCTGGCCGGGACGTTCTTCCAGGCCCAGGTCGGCGCGACGGAGTAGATCAGCGAGATCGATCCGCCCGGCGGCAGCATCACCGTGACGGGCGATCCGATCGCGGTCCCGGCCCGGCCGTCGGCCAGCGCGGTCCAGGTCCAGGACGTGGGCACGACGGAGTAGGTCAGCGCGATCGTGCCGCCAGCGGGGACCACGGCGGTGACGTTCGTGCCTGTGAACTGGGTAACGCCGCTGACCGAGACCACGGTCACGGTACCGGCCGTGATCAGCACGGAAACCGGGAACGGGTTGCTGTTCACGGCTGGCACCGTGCTGGCCGGGATAGCTGGCGTGGTCACCGGGGGGACGACCGGCGGGTTGACCAGGATGCCGGTGACCGTGCCGCCGGTCACCGTCACATCGACCCACTGCCCGGTCGCGTTGGGCTGGACGACGGTGGTGGCGGGTACTGCCGGGGTTACGAGCGTCATCCTGGCCTCCTAGTTTGCGAGGGCTGCGTGCCCTACGTCGTCCTGGCCCTGGACGTAGGCCCGCAGGTTGCCCGCGCCGATCGCGGCCTGGAGCGCTGCGCCTGCCGTGGTGGCCGTGTCCATCATGATCACCGTGCCAGCTGGCCAGGTGGCTCCGCAACTGCCCCAGTGACCGGCCGCGTCGGTCCCGGCCATGTTGCCGAACCCGGCCGCGCCCCCCGTGCCGGGCTCGCCAGCCACCACGGCAGCGGCAGCGTCGGCGGGCACCGTCACGCTCGCGGTGAGGACGAACCTGGCCATCGCCATCAGAACCCCCAGCCAGGAGCGTTGGGCACCGCTTCCTCGCCCACCGCCGCGTAGGTGGAGGTCAGCAGGAGCTGGCCGAACGCGGCACCGGAGCTGTGCGCCTTGGCGTACGGCGTGACCGGGACCGAGGTAGCCGAGCCGGTGGCGGTAGCTACCACGACCTCGGCGTTGACGCCCGTGTCCATCAGGATGTACATGCTCGCGGTGAAGCTCGCGCCGCCGGACGCCACCGGGATCGTGGCCGCTCCTACCGCGCGGGCCGCGTTGGTCACGCCGGTCGGGGCCTGGGTGCCGAAGGTCCACGTCCACTCGCAGCCTCCGCACCGGTACTGGACCCCGCCGCCGCTCACGTTGAGGAACGGCCGGGGCCTGATGCACCGGGGGCACGGAACGAGGGCTGCGGCGGGGATCGTGGCGACCATGACTTACCTCGATGCCTGCTGGCGCTGGCGCACGCGCGACGGGATGATGTCCTCGGCGCTGACCTCGTGGCCGCCAGCGCCGGGATCGCCGTCCCAGTTCTCCTGGCCAGGCTGCGGCTCGGCGCTCTCGGGCACGTCACGGTACTCGATGAACGAGCTGCCCGGCGGGTCCGGGCGCGGGAAATCCGACCCCTTCGGCGGCGGGGGCGGCGCGTGCAGCGGGCCGGACACGGCCTTGGGCGGAACCCGCTGGGGAGGCTCGCTGGTGGACTGCGGGCCGGTGGCCGGGCGGATGACGGCGATCCTGCGCCCGTCTTTCTGTCCATGCCGCATGTACCCGGCGGCCTCGTCGGGCGTCAGGTTGACGGTCTCGCCTGCCTCTACCAGGTCCGTGTTCTTCTCCGGGTCGCCCCGGCGCGGCACGGACAGGTTGATCAGGGCGATATACGGGTCACCGAAGCGCGTAGCCGGGGTCTGCTGACTGATAGTGGTCCGGGCGAGCAGGTCTTCGAGCTGCTTGCGCTCGGCGGCGTCCAGCGGCCGGGGGGCCTCGGCGGTCTTGGGTGCGGTGGCCATCAGACTCCAGAGAGCAGGCAGATCGCCAGCGGCTGGTCGAGGCCGATGGCGGAAGCCCGCTGGGTGTCGGAGCGCCAGGTCTTCCTGGGCTCGTCACGGTAGAGGGGACCGGCGACGTAGGGCAGCTCGTCGGCGAAGAACCCGGCGCGCTGGCGCTGCATGATGATCGCGTTGCCCGCCGGGACCTGGCGTGAGACCAGCACGTCCAGGTTGAAGATCTTCTGCGGGAGCTTGCCGGTGTAGAGCAGGTTCTCGCTGGCGATGTCGCCGATGTACGGCGCGGCGAACGTGCTGCTCTGGAGCAGCGTGTTCTTGGTGCCGTGGTTGATGATCAGCGTGTCCGCCTCGAAGCCCAGCCACTGGGTCACTCCCGAGGGGCTGACGATGTTGGCGTTCTCGACCAGGAAGCACGCCTGGGCGATGTCGGCCCGGATCGTCGCCGCAGCCGACGCCCAGGTGTTCGACACGGCCAGGGTCTGGATGCTGGAGTTGGCCACTACCGCCGAGTAGAAGGCGGTGTTCCAGCTGTAGACCATGGTGTTCTTGACCTGCATGAGCTGGCGGGTCACCGGGTCCACGGACTGGCGGCGGCGCATCTCGTCCGAGAGCATGATGGCCATCGCGCGCTCGTGCGTGAAGACCACCCTCGGGATGCCGATCGAGGTCGGCACGACCGGGACCTCGCCGAACTCTGGCCGGATCTCCGGGTAGTCATCCGCGTACAGCGGCGTGCTCTCGGAGTACCTGACCGCGCCGCTCGGGGCCGCGCCGCCCATTCGCAGCACGGAGTCCATCACGAACTCGTTCTGCGTCATGTCGAGGATGAGAGCAGGAATGACCAGGGGGTCCTTCAGCAGCTCATTGACGGTAATGCGCGGTGCATCGCTGTAGCCGCGAGTCCCTACCGGCATCGGTCACTCCTTTGTTGTTCAGGTCAGACGGTGAGTCGGACGCGGCCCAGGAAGAAGGATGCCGCGCCCTGGCCGCCGATCTGCTGGGTGAGCATGGCCGCTGCCACGCCACCGGGGTGCGTGCACTTGCCGACGATCTGGTCCGTTGCGGGAGCAACACCACCCGTGTTGAGTGTGCCATTGGCTGCCGCGATGACAAGCTGGCCCTGGGCACAAGCAGCGGAGTACCAGGCCCAGATGTCCGTGTGGCCGTAGTAGACGGACACGTAGTCGGTCAGGACGCTGATGTCGATCAGCGGCTGGCCGTAGGCGTTGGCCGCTCCGGTCTGGGTGGCGATGACGTTGGCGTCGTTTCCGGCTACGCCGAGAACGAACTTGGATGCAATGCCCGCAGGTTTGACCGTGAGGTCGGTGGTGGGGTTGGTCACCGTGGTGAACTCAACGAGCTGGCCACCATAGATCAGCGTGCTGACCTGGAAGTTCGCAGGTCCCATCTTGTAGTGCGGAAGGACTGCACTCATCCGACTACTCTCCTTTCAGGGTGCCCGTCCGGGCCTAACTCGGTGATGGTGAGCGTGTACGTCTTGGTCGGGTCGAGGTTCAGAAGCTGACTCGCTGCGTTGCTGTCAGCAGTGTCGTAACTCGTCGCCGTAGGGGGGCTCAAGCTTCCGCTCGTTTGTATTCCGCCGGATACGAACGTCAGGACCATCGAGCCGTCTGAGATCGGTGAGATGAGGACAGTCTCAGTCACCTCATCAATCCCGTTGACAGCGGGGGTGCCGCCCTGATTCTTCCGCTCGAAAGCGACATTGACCACGCCGGGAGAGAACGTGCCGGTGAAGACCGTTGTGGGCATATCAGCTTCCGTTCGATACGGCGTACGGGAGTCCGAGCGTGTCGTGCATTGTCGTGGTGGCTACTGCCCGGAGGTTGCCAGCACCGATCGCCGTCACCTCGGCGGCACTCAGCTCCACCACCTGCCTGACGAAGTGCACCCTGGCCGGGTGCTGGTAGTCGGTCGCCGCGATGATGACCGGGACGGTGACGACGTAACGGGCCATCTACTGACCGAGCCCCATCTGCTGCTTGGCCCGCGCGATCACGTCGGCGCGCTGGGTCTCGGCGGCGGTCTGGGTCGCACCCTCGGGCTCGTCCATCGCGGTGCCCAGCTCGACGCCGAGGTCGAGCATCTGCGCCATCTTGGCGTACTCGCCCAGCACCTTGCGCATGACCTGACCGGCGTCCACCCGCTGCCCGTTGGCCAGGTCGATGGTGTGGTTCGAGCCCTGGAGCAGCGGCCGGGCCAGCTCGGTGATGTACGGCGGGATGCCGAGGTCAGCCAGGCTGCGCTTCTCGTTCTCGTAGTGCTGCTGGTCGAAGCGCATCTGGAAGACGCCCAGCTGCCGCTCGGTCTCGTCCGCCCGGCTGTTGGCCAGGTCGATGGCCATCTGGGCCTCGTTGGACAGCCCGGTGCTGGCCGCGCTGGCCCCGGTCTCGGCGAGGAAGTCCTGCTGCATGGCCTCCAGGTCCTCGTCGCTCATCGCGTCGATGAGGTCGGCCAGCTCCTGGTCGGTCAGCTCGTCGTCACCCGGCACTACAGTGCCGCCAGCCGGTGCCGGGGGAGCAGGCGGTGTCTGCGTGCCGAGCAGCTTGTCCAGCGCAGCCGAGTCCAGGTTGAGCAGCCTGCTCAGGTTGGCCTGCTGCTGGGCGTTCAGTTCGGGCATGGTGTCTTCCTCCCCAGCAAAGCTGGCTCCAGATAGATCGATGACGATAGCTGGCGTGTTGGCGTTCTCGATGGCCTGCCACGCGCCCAGGCCCGGTATGCGCGGGTCCAGGGTACCGAGGACGTGCTGCACCGCCGCCGGGTAGAACTTGCCGTCTGACCTGGGGTAATTCTCGACAATTCTCGCGCTGACCCCGAGGTAGGGATTCTCCTTCAGGAGAGCCTCGCCAGCCTCGGTGGGGTTAAGCGTCACCCACAGCCCGTCCGCCTCCACCCGCATGTCGGTGATGGTTCCCCGGTGACGTTCCGGGTCGTTCGTGTGCGTGTTCTTGGCGTCCGCGAGCTGAAAGCTCACCTGGTCGTAGGCCCGGTCACGGAACGCCTGCTCCAGGCTGGCCAGGTAGTCATGGGTGAAGTGCAGCGTGCGGCCCTGGTACTCCACGTCATCGACGGGCAGCACGCGCTTGCGCCAGAGCCTGTTGCCGAGGTTGATCGCGGTGCCCCGGTCGAACGGGGTCAGGACCGCAGCGGTGTCCATGGCTACTTCCCCATGTTGTCGGCCCGCTTGGCGAAGGCGTAAGCCTTGTCGTGCGGCCAGCCCTTGGACTTCAGCTTCTTGTGCACGGACTTGCCCTTGGGACCGAGGTCATTGGGCGTGTCGTCGTCGTCGTCGTCATCCGAGCCAGCTGACGTGGTGCGTGGCCCGGACGATGAGCTGGTGCTGGGGAAGGCGAACGTGCGGACGGCCGGGACGCCGAACCGCTCCATCAGCGGTGTCTGGGCCGGGGGCGGCTGAAGTGCTGACCCCTCAGCCGCCGCCGGTCGCGCCAGGCTGCCGGTGCCCTTGTTCCAGGTGCCCAGCAGCTCGGCAAGCGCGCCGCGCTGGTGCGTATGCGGCGACAGGTCCCTGCCCTCGTAAACGGCCTGCCAGCCCTGCTCGCCCTGCCTGATCTCCCCGATCAGCGTGCCTCCCCGGCGGTGCCGGATAGACGCGGTGCCCTGCGGGGTGCGGCTGACCAGCACGTCGCTCGGGCTGGCTACCGGGTAGCGCGGGCTGGCCAGGTCAAGCTGGTTGGAGAGGCTGATTGTCTCCTTGACGTACCCGCACCGGGGGCAGGCGTCCGGGTCAGCTGCGCTGGTGAAGCTCATCGCCTGCTGGCCGCGAGCCCGGCTGGCGATGAAGGCAGCGAGAGCGGCGGGATTCCCGGCACCTCGCGCAGCTAGCGTCCCCGTTGCCAGGCGTCCGGCCATCGGGCCTCCCAGAAAGTGTGACTCTCTACCTGAACCTTAACTCAGTCGATAGTCACACATGCTAGACCCTGCACCCGAAAGACGGCTAACATGCCGCGCTCACCCAAGTCGGTCCAACCTTGCCGCTGCCCTTGCCTGCAAGACGCTGAGCGGAACGCGATGATCCTGTCCGTTGAGCCGCTGGGTCCTGCGATCTGCCCAGCGAACATTGCCTGGCTCGTACCCGTGATCGTTGTTGATCCGGTCAAGCGTGATCTGCCAGTCGTCGGGCCGGGGACCGATATTGGCCTCGATCCACCGTGCATACGTCCAGAAGTCATGCCACTCAGGACAGACTGTTATGCCCCGGCCGCCGTAGTTCTTGTACTGCTTGTCATTCGGTTTCTCGCACCGGCTGAGCATTGCTATCCATGCGCTGTACAGCCGGTGCTTTGACCTGCCGTCTATCACGACGGGTACCGTGGCCACGTAGCCTCCCTCGAAGGCTGCCAGCCCCGGAGCGCAGCCACGCTGCCGGGGCGTCTACTTGCTGATCAGCTTAAGCTGTCACCTTGCCTGATCACCTCGTCAATGACTTCTTCGGCTAGCGTTTCCGCGTCTTCCTGGTCCATGCCGTTGACCGTCAGGACCTGCATCATCACGTCGATTGCCTTCTGCCGGTCCTCTGCGCTGAGTGCCATCAAAGCCTCTTCACGAACTCGATGACGGCCTGGACGATAAACGGGGCGACTGGTGCCAGCACGGAGACAGCTTCCGGTGCGCCCATCCTCGCTGAGATCAGCGCGATGATCCCGCTGCCGATGGCCAGCAGGCCCTCCACGGCAAGCTTGACCTTGTGCTTGTGCTTGGATTCAGACTCGGCCAGGTCCTTCGCAGCCTCCAGCTTGGCGTTCACCGCCTGCACCTTGGCCACCATCTCCCTGACCACCTGCTTCTGCTCGGCCTTCATCTCGCGAGTAGCCTCAGCCACGATCTGCCGGGCGTGCTCAGCAGTGATGAGGTCGGCTTCAGACTGGACGGAGGAGGACTTCATCTGGGCAGTGATCAGCCCGCCCTCCTTAATCCACCTGCCGTCCGGCCCGCGCTTCTGGTCCGGGTGAAACGCCAGGTCGAGCACCTGGTCAGTGATCCCAGACAGCTGTGCCGTCCCGGCCAGCCTGGCCAGCATGGTGCCTACGTCCTGGATCTCGCGCAGCGCGGCACCGGTAGCCGTCCTAGCCAGCTCGGTTACCCTGGCCCGGCCCTCGGCCGAGCGCGCCTGCGGGTCTTCGTACACCCAGGTCAGCACGCCGTACGCCTGCCTGCCCTGGAGCGTGTCACCGCCTGCTCGTGCGCCCATCACGCGGTCCTCCGTTCTGCCGCCAGCCTAGCCACGGCAACAGTATGCGCCTCGGTCTTCGCAATCTTGACTGCCGCGCGGTGCGCGTCCGTCGCGGCCTGCTCGCCAGCCCAGGCTTCCCTGATGGCCTCCCTGGTGCTGCGGAGCACCTTGTCCATCGCGTCCTGGTCCTTCAGCAGCGGTGCCTCGGGCGTGTTCCTCAGCGCGGCCCGGACCACCTGGTTCGCCATCACGCCGATCTTGCCCGCCGCGCCCTCTCGGTTGACCTCATCAGCCAGCTCACGGGTCCGGGCGTATCCGGGAGTGCTTATCCGCAGGTCGGAGTGCCCCTCGTCCTGGGCCACCTGCTGTACCCAGTCCTGGGCCATCCGGGTCTGCCAGGCGTAGTGCCCCCACGCCTGCCCGTTCCCGACCCTCACCGGGTCCTGCCGCAGCAAGGCCAGGCCGGTCATGCTCTGGCGGTACCCGCCAGCCGGGTTGTATATGACATCGCTCGGGATCTCTACTTCCCGGTTACCGATGCCGATCGCCTTGAAAAACTCCGGGGCATGGTGGATACCGCCCAGCTCGGTGAAGCCCTCCTCGATCTGTGCCACGGTCTCTTCCTGGTAGGCGGACGAGTGGTCGTAGTACCGCTCGGCTCCCCCGGACACGGGGCTGAGACCCAGCGCTGCCCGGCGCTTATCGTCTCTGCCTCCGATCACGCCGTGCGTCAGCTCGTGCAGGATCACCTCGAACGCGGCCGGGTCGGAGACCGGCTTGTCCGGGTGCTCCATCGTGTCCTGGATGGCCTCGGCCGCCTTCTCCTCGATGTTCATCCGGCCCTGCCAGGTCAGCTCACCGACAACGCCAGGGTTGTCCTCGGAGGGGAAAACGCTGACCTGCCCGTTCCACGATTCATGACCGCCACCGAGCAAGTCCGGCACTCCCGGTGCTGCCTTCTTCAGCAGGTCCCTGACGGCTGCCTGAGCCGTACCGGCCTGGGGGGTGCTGCTCATGCCTCTCAGCTGGCGCGCGTAGTCCCGGTATCGCATG